TATCTTGATTGCGCCATGCTCACATGAAGCAGCAAGATTCGCCGTAATGAATTGGCACTATTCGCGCCAAATGCCCATAGGCAAATTAATAAGTTATGGCGTTTGGGAAGATGAAGTTTATATCGGTGCAGTAATTTATGGGCGTGGCGCATCGCCCGAATTAGGTTCAGCTTATGGTTTAACTCAGATTGAGTGTTGCGAATTAGTTAGAGTCGCGCTGAATAAACACAAAGCATCAGTTAGCCAAATAGTCGTGCAAACAATAAAAATATTAAAAGAATCAAATCCGGGGCTGCGTTTGATTGTAAGTTTTGCTGACCCTGAACACGATCATAAAGGCATAATCTATCAAGCGATGAATTGGATTTATTGCGGTCAAAGTTCGCCAAGCAAAGAGTATTACTACAAAGGCAAATGGTTTCATTCGCGGATGCTTAGACCTACGGGATTTGGAACAATCCCTGAAATTGCTCGATTGTCTAAAGATCAGCAAAAACAATTACCTACAAAAGAAATGAAAGGCAAATATCGTTACATTTATCCATTAGACAAGGCTATGCGTAGAAAAGTAGAAAAGTTACGCTTGCCTTATCCATCTGCGGTTGAAGGCTCAATAGCGAGCCGCGACAATTCCGTTGTCGAGGTGCAAGTGCAATCCTTGCCAACCGCTCAAGAATCGTAATCCGACAATGGCAGAAAACACTCCGAATGTAATCAATCTTGACCCTGCGCTATTTGAGAAAGAGCGACAGGTCGTTCAGTATCGGCAGACTGGCGCAACATTTGACGCTATCGCTAAGAAACTCGGTTACGCAGATGAATCGGGAGCCAGACTTGCTTTTAAGCGAGCGATGGAAAGGATGCGCGATGATGCTCTTAATAATGAGATGCGCGAACTACATAGACAAAGGCTCGAAGTCGCCCTAACCGCTATCTGGCCCGATGTAGTCAAGGGGGATTTAGAAGCGATTAAGGTTATGCTCAAGATATTAGAGCGCGATGCCAAACTCTACGGAATAGATGCGCCAGTAAAGACTGAAGTGGAGGTGACAAGTTACGATGGAAACCTTTTACGACAGAGAACACGCGAAATTGTCCGCGCTATACGAGAAGTTACAGGATCGCCGGATAGCGTGGGAGAACGATCTAGCGAGGCCGGAACAGTTACCGAGTGATGATGAGAACTGGAGCATTTATCTCTATTTGGCTGGCAGGGGCGCAGGAAAGACTAGGACTGCGGCTGAATGGCTGGCGTGGGAAGCGACTACCCATAACAACACCCGTTGGGCAATCGTGGCTCCTACCTTCGGCGATGTGCGCGATGTATGCGCTGAGGGTGAGTCTGGAATCATCAACATTCTGCGAGATTACGGCTCCCTAGCAGATTACAACAGGTCACAGGGCGCGATAACCCTCACTAACGGCTCAAAGATAAAACTATTTTCTGCCGATGAACCTGACCGCTTGCGTGGGCCTCAACATCATGGCGCGTGGTGTGACGAGCTAGCCGCGTGGAGATACCCTGACACTTGGGATCAGTTGCAGTTTGGCATGAGATTAGGCGATCACCCAAGAACAGTTATCACCACAACTCCTAGACCTGTAGCCCTTATTAGAAACCTAGTCAATCGCACCGATGGAAGCGTGAAGGTTGTCAGAGGCTCGACATTTGATAACGCTAAGAACCTAGCCCCTCAAGCCCTTTTAGAGTTACAGGCGAGATACGCCGGAACGCGCATGGGTAGGCAAGAACTTTATGGGGAGTTGCTTAATGAATCAGACTCAGCCCTTTGGACACGCGCTCTCATTGAAGAATCAAGAATCAAGCCCGAAGATGCGCCACCTTACTTCCGCGTAGTTGTAGCGATTGACCCTGCCGTGACGAGTGGTGAGTCAAGTGATGAAACGGGAATCGTTGTCGCAGGTGCTACTCCTGATGGGCATTACTACATTTTGGAAGATGCGACTATGCGCGGAACGCCTGAAGCGTGGGCGAGAAAAGCCGTTGAGATGTTTAGGAAGTGGAAGTGCGATCGGGTAATCGGTGAGGCCAATAACGGGGGCGACATGATCGAAGCCCTATTAAGACAAGTCGATGCCTCAATCCCTTATCGGAAAGTAACCGCCACTAGAGGCAAGCGAGTGAGAGCTGAGCCAGTATCTGCCCTCTCTGAACAGTTACGCCTTCACTTTGTCGGCAATGATTTCGCACAGTTAGAAGATCAGCTAGTGACATGGGAGCCTGACTCTGACAAAAGCCCAGACAGAATGGATGCGATGGTGTGGGCGGTGTCTGACTTAATGGGTGGGTCGTTGGCGATGAGGTCACTCGCTGCGATGGCTGATTTCTGTCCTAGTTGCCGTCTGCCATTAGTGCGCGGAACAAGATTATGTCCGCGTTGCAAAACTGTAATTAATGCTTAATACCCCTATGATTACGCTAAGGCGCAGAAAGAACACAGGCTTTCTGTACCTGAATAGAGCGCAGGGGGAGTCACGACTTTCTGCGCTCTATTTCTTTTTAGAGTAAGATTTAATTAGTTATCAGGCTTTCGTGACTTAAACCTGAGTGCGAGTAGTAATCGCATAAACCGCCGTTAGATGGCGTTACTCAATCTTGCCTACTATGCAAGCGAGTTAGAAATCGAAAACTAACGAACAACAAATAAATCTCTAAAACGAATTGCCTAGAGATGAACAAGGCTTATTTGTCGTACATGGCGCAATTAGAGAAATCTCCCGACTTCTACACCGGAAACTTCAGGTGACGGAAATACGGGCTTGCATAAAGCCCTCGTCTGCCCGTTTGCTTAGGCTCCGGAAATGCAAAACCGCTATCATTACACTAGCCTGAATTACAAGAGGCATAACTAATGGGGGACACATGGGTCTATTAGACCGTCTAGCAAAAGCAATCGTAGATGCGCAGATCGAGAAGGCTCCAAGTAACTTACCTGCTGGCGCGGTCGTTATGTCTGAACAACAGATGCGAGATGCTAACCAGCAAAACACATACGGCGCACAGACTCCCTTACAACGCAATCCCCTTATGTCGGGCGTTCCTTTCGGCCCCGGTCAGCCGATTATGCCTGGCGCAATCAATCCTCTCCGCGATGACGGCAGAGCAGACCCACGCCGCTATGAATACCAAGTCGCTCAAAACCTCAACATCGGCACAGAGCAGAAACTCGTTCAATTCAAAACACTTCGCGGAGCAGCAGAGCAGATTGACATTGTGCGCCGTTGCATCGAAGTCCTCAAGGCAAAGATTTCAGGTTTAGATTGGGACATCGTTATCGCTCAAGATGCAAGCGAAAAGATTATCTCCGAAATCGGTGGCGATCATGTTCGCGCTATGTCACAGGCTCGTTCTAAGTTTTCAGATGAGATTTACCGCTTGCGTACATTCTGGGAGAATCCCGACAAAGCCAACGGACTGACCTTTATTGACTGGATGATGATGTCGCTAGAGGAAATCCTTGTGCTAGATGCGTGGGCTATCTGGCCTCAAAAAACAGTCGGTGGGGATTTATACGGCTTCCAGATTTTAGACGGCTCGACCATTAAGCCACTTTTGGATGATCGCGGTATGCGCCCGATGCCGCCACAAGCCGCTTACCAACAGATTCTCTATGGCTTCCCTCGCTCTGAGTTCATGGCTAACTCTGACGATGTAAATGCAGACGGCGAGTTCACCGCAGATGACCTTTCCTACTTCATCCGCAACCGCAGGGCTAACTCTGTCTATGGCTCCTCACCTGTTGAGCGTTGCCTACCACTAGCTGACCTTTATTTGCGCCGCCAGCAATGGTTACGCGCTGAATACACCGATGGCGTTACCCCTGAGATGATGCTGACCTCAGATGCCGACTTCGGTAATGACCCTCTTGTAATGAAGCAATACGAAAACATTATCAACGACAACTTGGCAGGTCAGACAGAACAGCGCAAACGCGCTCTTATCTTGCCTTCTGGTCTAAAGCCTGAGTTCTATGAGGGCTATGGCGAGAAGTTCAAAGCCGCGCTTGATGAATACCTCATTACCTCAATCACAGGTCACTTCGGCGTTCTGCCAACTGAGATCGGCTTCTCCGCTAAGGGTGGACTCGGTGCTTCGGGTCATCAGCAAGGCGAAGCAGAAGCCGCGCAGTCAATCGGTGTCGCGCCTTTGGCTCAATGGATTTCTAAGATGCTCACCAACATCTCTTATACCTATTTAGGTATGCCACGCGAGCTAGAGTTCAAGTTCATGATTTCTGAAATCCGTGACAATGAGGAAATGGCTAAGAAGTCAGACCTTGAATTACGCGGTGGCACAAAGACAATCAATGAACGCCGTTCAGAGTTGGGCTTGCCTTTACTAGATACTCCAGCCGCCGATCAACCAATCCTTGTCGCTGGTAATGGCGTTTTCCTCTTTAGCCCAGAGGGAATCGTGAACGCTGCCGCGCCTATTGCCGGTGTCGAGAATGTTCAAGATGAAGTCGATCCAATGGCTCCAACCGAACCAGCCCCAGACGGCCCAACCAAACCACCAACTCCAGATGTCGCACCTAAGCCAGTAGATCAAACAACTACACCTGACTTTGAGAAGGCTGGAGTTCCCTCTATCGCTGAAGCTGAAGCCGCACTAGGTCGCCTTTTGGTATTACCTAACGCGGCAGGAGATCACGCTGAAGATGGAAATGTTGAGGACACAGTAGAAAGCCCGTGGCCTGCTGTTCCAGTCTTTCCTGTCGATGCCGATGTCTGGCAAAAGGCAGAGTTGAAACTCGTGCCAGTAAAAGACCTTTACGCAACCGACACTGTCCTTGACAGATCAAAGGTTGAAGATCGCATCAAGACAATGGGGCAATCACTAAAGCCGTACCGCAACTTCCCTCTCGTGTATGACGATGGCGAGAAGCAGGTCATTATCGATGGACACCACCGCCTCCTAGCGATGTGGCTTCTAGGCATGGATCAAGTTCCGGTCTGGGTCGGCACTCCCGACACCGCTAAGGAGTCGAGTATCGAGGTCAAGGCATTTCTCAAGTGGGCTAGCAAGGGCAAACGCGCTCGCCAGTTTGAGTTCAAAGCCCTAGACCCAATCGTGGGCGATGCTCTTAATCGCTGCTACTTTGACGGCGATACCGACACGATGAAATCTCTGGCTAAGGCTTATCTGACATGACTCTAGGAGTCCATCAAGTTGATGGGCGCATCGCCAGTAATTCAGCAGTCAAGATTCGCGCTGCGCTCGCTAAAAGCGTAGATGCCAGAAAAGTAGTCGCAGATTACGCGCACACTCACCCGACCGTTTCTGAGTTTATTTCTCAGGATAGGGCGAGAGCTAGAGCATGGGCAATGCATAATGTGACCCTAGACCACGAAGCCCTAGAGGTCGCGCTAAAACAACATTACGCGCAGATGTATGTCACGGGCGTGGTGTCGGCTTATGAGGCGGTAGGTAAGTTACGCAAAGCAGTTAAAGCCCCACCGCATAACTGGAACCCTAGCGAGTTTGCCCTTCAAGCATTACAAGGCGCGTTTAACTGGGACACATGGAAACCCGGCAACCCTGCGGCTGAAGCGTTACTCAAACCGCCTGGCGGGTTAGAGAAGTTACTCAACGGGATAAAGATTAAATCCCTAGACATGAAGACAACGAGTTATGACCTACTCGGAAGCAAGTTGGCTGACGGATTCGCCATAGGTGCTAGCCCGACTCACTTGGCTTCAATGATTGAGGACTCACTTTCTACTCCTGAGCGTTCTTTAATGATTGCGCTTACTGAAGGCTCACGCGCTGCAAACGCCGCAAACATGGACTCTTATCAAGCACTAGGAGTTGAGCGAATCGAGTGGGTAGCCGTTGATCCTTGCGAAGAGTGCGACATTGACGGGGAAGTTATCGGCATCGATGAAACCTTTTCCAATGGCGTAGCCCCTGACGAGTTACCTGTTCACCCAAATTGCCGATGTTCTACAACTCCAGCCGCTATTGATTACACAACTTATGATTACTCAGCGGCTTTAGATGCAGCACTTAACGCAGACAATTAAAATAACCATTACAATTTAACAATAATCCGAGAGAAGGAAAACAATGGCTCTTAACCACTCAAACATCACAGTAGGAACTACTCCGACACTTTTGGTTACTTTGCCGAACGGTGTGGGTTATGTAGCAGTTCAAATCAACAATCGAGATTCAGCCGCTATTTTCTTAGGCGATAATGCGGTAACAAATACAGTCGGTCTAAATGGCGGACAAAACCTTGCGGCAAATGCCAGCGTTCAAATTTGGATGCACGGCAACGATTCCCTTTATGCCGTTTCAGCCGCAGGTACAAGCACCGGCGCAGTATCAGTTATCTATTCAGCCTAAAGGAGCAAAATGGACTTCGCTAATTCCTATGCAGCAATCATCAAGCAAGAAAAGCAAGAGGATGGTTCTCTCCTTGTCTATGGCAAGGCAACCGATGACTCGCTAGACATTGATCAACAAATCTGCGATGACACATGGCTCTCTGCCGCAATGCCTGAGTGGTTTAAATCCGGTGGAAACATCCGTGAGCAACATTCTTCAATCGCCGCAGGAGTAGCTAAAGAATATGAAGCGAAAAGCGATGGTCATTACATTTCTGTTCTTGTTGTCGATCCTGTATCTGTCAAGAAAGTGGAGTCAGGAGTTCTTAAAGGCTTCTCAATAGGTATCAAATCTCCAAGAGTAGTAAGAGATCAAAAAGCCGCCAACGGCAGAATCATTGACGGTCAGATCGTAGAGGTCAGCCTCGTAGATCGCCCTGCAAACCCAAATGCCAAACTCATGCTCGCTAAGTCAGTAGAGGGCGAAACCTCACTTGTCAAAGTCGAGGAATACACCGAAAAGGATAAATCTATGCTCGCTGAAGTCATTAAGGAACTCCACGCAGATTCCGTTAAATTCGATCAAGCCTCTTATGATGCGGCTCGCAAGGGAATCGCCCAACTCATCATCTCTGAAGCCAGCGAGATCGCTGACACCGACTCAGACGAGCGCGATGACATTGACACCCTGCTCTCTGCTCTCAAGCACCTCTTTAATTTCCGCGATGGCGAAGCAGATGAGGCAAGCGATGACATTTCAGGCTCACTTCTCAATCTCGGCGCGACTGCTGACCACGCCAAGTGCCTAGAGTGTGGTTGCGGAGATGTATCTAACGCTCACGGCAAGACTCAAACAATCGTCACCGGCGCAACGCCTACCAATGAAGTCGCTAATGTTTCAACAGCGACAATCCTCACCCCAGACTCTCTCGGTGGAAGTGTTAAGTCTGCCGAAGGTGAAACCGATGCTCCAGTCGATGAAGCAAAAATCGAAGCCGCCGAAGAACTCCTTGAAGAGAAGGCGACAGAAACCCCAGAGATTCTTGATGAGAAGTCAGTAACGGCCATCATCGAGAAAGCAGTAAAGAGTGCTACCGATAGTGTCAAGGCTGAGATCACCGAACTTCAGAACGCAACAAAGGCGGCTGAAGAGAAGGTGGTGGCTCTTGAGTCGGAACTCGTCATTGCTAAGTCAGCAGCAGCCGCAGGTGGCCCAAAGCGCACTGGTCGCGTTGCTGTAACTGACACAAACGAACTCCTCATCAAAGCCGCTGAATACCGCATTAAGGCATCAGCGACCTCAGACCCTATCCTCGCAAAAGGCTACAAGGCACTAGAGAAGGAATATCTCTCTAAGGCTGGAACACCTTCAGAGGAATAACCCCGAAAGGAAACAAATTGGCACTTCAAGCACCTAAAGCTACTGACCTCTTTGGTGAAAATGTTTCACCTAAGAAGGCCGCTAAGCTCATGGATGAGTTTCAAGGAGAACTGAACAAGTCCTTCTCTCTTCCAAACACAAACGGCATGACTCCAGCAACTGACACAACTGCTGCACTTGAAACACTCGCAGCAACTAAATCACTTGCTCCAGATGCTCTTGCTGGACTTAACAATGCAATCGCGGCTCAACGCCTCGCAATGCAGGATGTTCAAAAGGACATCACAACCTCAAGCCCACTCTCAACATCTTTCGCAGCCTTCGATCTTGAAGCACCTGCAAAGCTCTTGACACCACGCCCAACACCACTTCGTAACCGTATCCCTCGCAAGAAGGGCGTTGGTACATCACACCGTATCAAGCGCATCACCGGATACACAGGTACAGGCACAGGTGGACAAGGACAAATCTGGCCTGGTATCACAGAATCAACAACCACCGCTTTCGGTTCAATCAACTTCGAGCGCGGTTCAAAGATCAGCTACACCGCAGATGACATCATCCTGCCTTACAACTCCTACAGCCTTTCAGATTCAGTATCGTTCGATGCTAACTTCTCAGGCTTGGGATACCAAGACCTCCGTCAGCTCTCAAGCACATCTACTCTCTACGCAACAATGTTGATGGAAGAAAGAATGATGCTAATGGCTCGCGGAACTGCTTCAGGATACGCTGGCGCACTTGCCGCACCAACAGTCACCGTAACTGCTCCTTCAGCAGGAACCGGACAAGTTGCTCTCGCTAACAGCACCTACTACATCTATGTAACTGCAGATGCCGGTGTTTCTGGTTCAGGTTTTGGTGAGTCAATCGTCAATACCGTTACCTCACAAGCAACATCTTCACAAGTTTTGAAGATCGTTGTCACTCCTGTAACTGGCGCACTTGGATACAACATCTACATCGGAACAACAACTGGTGTTGCTAACGCTAAGTATCAAGGCACAATCAAGTCCACAACAGGTTATGTGGTCGGTGCTGGTTCAGCATCAGTCGGCGATACCCTTGTGTATTCAACATCAAGCTCAATCCTCGCATCTCGCGCATCAGCAGATACTTCTGCTTATGCAACAGGTTACGATGGAATCCTGACAACTGTTCTTGG